CTTGCTAAAAAAGCAATGGACAAAGATCCTGAGGCTTTCAAAGGTAAGACAGTTGACCAGGTAGCTAAGGAGATGGGAAGCTCTGCTACAAGTAAGGTTCAAAAATCTGCTGGCGGTTCAGGCGAAGGTGGATTCCTCGGAAAATAAGTTTTGTATTAACAGATATTTATATAAAACATAGAATAAAATGCCAGTACTAGATCCAAATGAAATAATGTTTACGGCCTATGAACCTACCGTTCAGAACCGGTTTATCATGTATATCGACGGCATTCCTTCTTTCATGATTAAGAGTGCTACTGCACCCAATATTAACTTGAATGAAGTAAAGCTTGACCATATCAACGTATACCGTAAGATCAAAGGTAAGGCCGAATGGCAGGACATGACCTTGAATCTTTATAATCCAATTTCACCTTCCGGACAACAGGCTTGTATGGAGTGGATTCGTCTATCACACGAATCTGTAACCGGACGTGACGGATATTCTGATTTCTATAAGAAAGACCTGAATCTATCAATTCTCGGACCTGTAGGAGATGTAGTTTCTGAGTGGATTATCAAAGGAGCTTTCGTTAAGACTGCAAACTTCGGATCTTACGATTGGTCAAATCAAGACGCAATTACAATAGAACTAGGTATCGGAATGGATTACTGTATCCTGAACTACTAAAACTACTTGATTTTCAATGAGTTAGAAAGCCGCCTAAAAAGCGGCTTTTTTTATAGTATTACGGAAATCTTAATGTTCATAACTTATTGATTCTCAATAGGTTATTTTACTGTAAAAAGTTGTTTCCAAAGCGGAGAATATGTATATTTAGGTATAAAATAAAAGTTATGAGCTGGTTAACATTATTCATCGTTTCTTTAACGGTAGTTGCTTTAGGGTATTTAATTGCTAGATTCTGGCTTGAAATTGCCTTTATCCTAATCATTATTCGTACTATTCTTGTTTTGACTACTATATCAGGAGCATCTACTGTATTCTGGCTTGCATTTATCGAAGGTAAGACTGACGGTTGGCAGCAAACTTGGATATTCTTTTTTATACTCTATTCAACTATCCTAGGAATTATTTTAGTTATCATCTTTGATCTTTACAAGTATGGTGTAGGTTTTGTACGAGATATTTTTAAGATCAAGTAAGAAAAGTTATATTTGATATATTTATCAATATATAACTAAATCAAGATTATGTCTGAAAAGTTTACAATTCCTACTGAAACTATTGAGTTACCTTCTCAAGGTAAAATTTACGAAACAACAAATCCCCTTTCTTCCGGAGCCGTCGAAATGAAGTATATGACTGCTCGTGAGGAGGATATTCTTACGAATGTCAATGTAGATTTCAGTATCTTTAAGAATAAGAACGAATTTACCTATCAGCTACCTCATTCCAAAAATACAGTAACGTTCAAACTCTTTACTGTAGAGGACGAAAAAGCAATCGATGCCGAAATTAAGAGTTTAAAGAAAGTTAATCTTTCTGCCGGCGAAATTACCACTAGACTTAAGAGACAAATTCTTTCAGTTAACGGTGATTACGAACCTAAGACAGTAAGAGAATTCGTTGATAATGCGTTAATTGCTAAAGATTCTAATCCGCTAAGATCCTATATTGGATCAATTACGCCAGATATTGATCTAACAGTCAATTTTACACTATCATCCGGAAAAGAGGTCGAGGAGAGCCTGCCGCTGACAGCGGAATTTTTTTTTCCCGGGAGTTGAGTATCGTCAAATCTATAAAAGAGAGGTTTTCGAACTTAC